TGTAAACGGAACCATTCCATTAACGCTTGTGATGCAGAAGGACCGATTGGGTCTTTAAACGTTACAGACATTTCCTCCCACTCAAATCTACCCGCCACGTATGTTGAAGTATTCAAGAATGGAATCTCTACTGATTTAATTTTTGCTTTTGGTCTAGATGTGGAGAACACATACCATTCATTAATTCCCAATGAAGATGGAAATCTTAAGATAAATCGGTTTGTTCTTTTCGGTTCATATGGAACCGGCATTTTCATTAGTAAATCTGCCATTTTGTATTTGTTAAATTTTTTGTTATTTTATACTTACTTATAAATATATCTATATTGGAAAATAATTTATTTTTACTATTTTTATTAAAGTACTTGATAATGTCAATTATTTTTCGTAGTTTTTTACAGGCTCCAGTATCTAGTTCCAGTATAAACTCTTATATATCTTTATTAAATATAAATACTTAAATAACTAGTTCTAGAATATACTAGTATATACTGGGCCAAGTATACATTTAATTTTCTCGTAAAACGTTCCACGTGGAGCATTCCACAAACAAAAAAGGAGGTCTTTCGACCCCCTTCTTCTTTTTATATCTCCTTTTAGATTAGATATTTTCAAATGATGCTCCTGTTGGGGTAATAATGAATTCCAAATCAATAAATTCAAGAGAACGAGTTGGTTTGATGTAAATCTTACCTCTCAATGTGTTAGCATCAATGTCCTCAGGGGAATTTGATACACTTACACGGAAATCATAAAGACCTCTCTCTTTCTTAATTGCTTCCAAAATTGGGTTTACCAATCTTAAGAATTCTTGTCTTACTTGGTCGTCGTTTTGTTCAAACAACAATCTAACTGCAACTGCTGAAATTAACTTTCTTGCTCTCAATAGTAATCTTCTTACGTTAATTCTATCTAAAGCCGATTCTCTAACTTGTAACGTTTTGTTACCCCATATAATGGTACCTGTATCAGAGAATGTTGCGATTGGGTTAATTCTAGATTTGTAAAGATTATCTCTTTCGTCAAGAGTTAATTTTTTGGTTGCTTTAATTGCATTTACCAAACCTCTTGAATAACCTGCTACCGCGAACCAAGGATAAGAAACGTTATCTGTCAACGCAATGTTTCTAACAACCTCACCTGTCGGTGGAATATATAGTTGAGTTGCGTTATCTGTGTCTCTTATTTGAATCCAAGGCCAATATGTTGCTGAATAGTTAGAATCAATTCCTTGATCTTCCAAATTATCAATTATTTCTTGTGCTGATGGTGTTGTTCCAGTGTAATTTGGTGAACCAATTATATAAATTGAATCCGCTCTATCATTTTCAACCATGTCAATAGCTTGTGTAACTAAAGATGAGTGGTCAAAGAAATTAATACCTGGAGTTGCAAATACGTTAATATTAACCGCCTCAGGATTGGCAAATGTTTCAATACCCTTTAAGTAAGCGTATAAATCTGAGTTAGCAACACCAGCGTTAGAATTGGCAAAAAACCCACTAGCACTATATGTTGTTTTTCCAAAAACATAAGTATCGGTGTTAGTTCTTGTTTGTCTATAGATATCCCAACCATCATGACCACCACAAACTGCAAATGTAAATTTACGAAAGTTGATTGATGTTAATTTATTATCAACACCACTTTGACCTTCTAAATCATATGGTGTACATTGATATGTTGTCCCTGTAATTGACGATGCGTTTGTGGATAAGTGAAATCCATCGGTATAATTTATTGTAGAACCTGTACCTTTATATTTAAATAAATCTGAATCATAGTTATAATATCCATCAGATGACAATCCCAATGATGTTTTTCTAAATTTATCTCCACCACTAGTTAATCCAGTATATCCAGAAAAAGTTGCCCCTGTATATATTGAATCAGCGGTATCAAAAAATTCAGTTTTATATAATACACCACCTAATTTTGTAGACCCTGAAAGTTCTGAACCTGCAAATCCTTTAAATCCAGCTGGAAATGCATCAATAGGTGCGTTATCACTCATTTGTAACATAATATATTTGGAATTTAATGGATATTCACCATCAGATGTTCCAATTTTTCTTGCGATATAACCCGCAACATCAGAATTCATACTACATCTCGAGAATTTTTCTAACGCCACCATATTATCGTCGGTATCGTTAAAATCACGTACTAATACGTCAAATTCACCGGTTTCAATATTAATATTTTGAATAGTTATTTTAACTTCATTGTTTGCGGCATCTCCATCTGAAATTGTAATAACTTCAAATAAATCATCAACTTTTCCACCTCTTACTTCTGAAACAACCATTGGTGATATTGGAGTATCCCAACCATCCATAAAATTATTTCCTTCTGCGTTATATACTTCAGTTAAACTTAATCCACTTATTGAACCCTTGCGGTAAAGATTTAAATTTAAATTTGGATAAACTTCATGTACATAAAGTGGTACGTCACTATAAGCTTTATCAAATGGTGAGGTTCCTAATACTTTAGATATATATTTTGTTGAAGTGCTATCTAAACTACAAGTGAAGGATTTTGCACCTCCAGTTACTCCCGTTACATTAATTGTAAATTCGGCTAATGGATTAGATTCTAAAGTTGTACCTGAAGCGATTACAAATGAGTCATTACTCGTAACTTCATATACTAAAGTTTCACCTGAATAACGTCCTCTTGATCTTAAGGCTGCAACAACAATGTTTCCATTAGTGTTACCCGTACCAATACCTAAAGTTTTAATTCCGAATGTTTTTCCTGCCTTATATCCTGTTAATCCCAATACTCTTGTTACGAATAATTGGTTGGATTCTTGTAAATATGATTTTGCAACATACGATAATTCATATTTTGGGTTACCTCTACCATCTTTTTCAGGTGAGGTTGGTCCAAAGTATGTTTTATATTCATCGAAGTTTCCAATTAAAATAGGTTCAAATGCGGGACCCTTTAAGGTTTCACCCACTAAACCCAATGTTGTTACTCCGACGCTTTGTGCTACGAATGTTAGATCCTTCTCAGATGTGTACACACCTGGAGAAACGAATACTCTGTTTGAATTTGCCATCGATTTTTTTTTGGTTAAATGTTTTTATTAGTTATCTAATAAATATCTTTGTTTTTATCAAAGATTTCGATACTTTTAATAAAAGGATAGTTATTTATCTTATTATATCTTTTAATATCTTTAATAATGGAAAACAAAACAAAAAACGTCAAAATCAGTGAAAAACATCACGAATTATTAAAAACCCATTGTGAAAAAAATGGATTAAAAATTTATAAACTGTTAGAAAAGTTCATAGAAGACATATGTAAACCCAAAAAAGACATATACGGGGAGTCTTAATATAAGTAAGAAACGGTAATAACAGAACCAACTACGGGGTACCCTAATAAAGTAACGGATTGTTCTCCAACGGTATATCCTGAACCTTCATCTTCAACCAATCCATTAATGTCTAATGTGATTACACTACTAATTGGATTTAATAAAGTAAACGTAATAGAAGACCCGTCATATGTAAAGACTTGTTTATCAACTTGAATAACCTTACCGTAGGTATCTAATATAACGTTATTTCTACCTTTATAATATGTTATCAGTATTAACGCATTCGCTGGAGGTGGTGTAACAAATGTTATTTTATGTGTATATGTAATGTGATAAAAATCAGTACCTTTTTCTTGTAAAACCCCATTAACCGATACTCCAAATAAAGTACCAATACTTTCACCCACACTATATAGTGTTTGTGTTCCATTTCCCGTAAAGTTAACGTTAGTTAAACTAAGAGACTTATTTTGATATTTTCTCATATTCGGGTTTTCATTTGTAAATTCACTCATAATAAATAGTCTACTAACAGCGGGACTAACCTCAAACTCGTCACTATCTATCAAGAACCCTAACATTGTAAATTTATAATTTTGCATATAAAATCTACGTCCGTCCAAGGCTTCCATCGGACTTGTGTCATCAATACTATCTAATACGATAGGTATATAATGACCTTTTACTTTTGTATAATCTTGTCTTGATGGAAATCTTTGTAAAACTTTTTTATTAAACTTATTCAAATCTCTAAAACGATTACAAATAATGGTAACTTCATATGAAATATCAACTGGAATTGGTTGTGGGATTTTATAGATGTCAGCACCCATTGATGTTCCGTTCCAAGTAGGTACGGTGGCATAATGAAATTGATATCTATCAGGTATCGTTCTTTGTACCGATGGATTGGTACCGTATTGTACATCTGGTTTTCTTATAATTGCAACAAATGGAAGTTCCATATTTCCATCCTCATTACTAAAACTCCAATTTTGTGTAAACTCACCCCATCTTTGAATGGTTAATATTTTATTAATAATTGGTATTTGAACGTTATTTGATACTACTTTAAAATTCTTGTTTACATATTCCAAAAATCCCATATCCATATCATCATGTAATATCGATTCGGGTAGATATGTGTCCGACTTTATTATTTTGTCTAATAATTCTTGTCTTCTTTCCACCAATATTTTTTCAGGATATAGTGTTACACTAAGTTTTCTTTTTGGTATTCCCATGTTATACTCCTCTAAATGATGAATCTTGTACTGGTGTACACGTTATTGTTCGATAATATGGTTTATATCCAAACATATTATGTTTATTATCTGATGTCACTTTCCCGTCATTTGTAACGGTATAAAACCTTGTTCTTGTTTCAGATTCGGGATAACCAATATAATCACCGTATCTAATATCTACATTTAATTCATTTAAATGTTTAATATAAACAGAAAGTATCATATTTCCTGGTTCTAAATAATGAAGTAAACCTGTTTTATAAGCATTATTTTTTGGTTCCTCTATTTTAACTAAACCATTAAATTCTATTGGTGGGAAATATTTTATCTCATCGGTACCCACTTCAGCATATACATCGTCATTTTCAGTCTTTTGTCTGTCCACTCGATACAACACCAATTTCATGTTTAAATCCCCATGAAGATACTCCTCACCCATTTGAATATTCAAATCGAAGTCATCCTGAGATAGGAATTTAGACATTCTGGTGATAGGTAGTTTATTGTTCATATTCTAATAAATAGTTTAATGTTACATTCTATTTATGTATATTTTAATATGGAAACTAAGATTCCCGAAATAGAGGCGAGAAATATATTATTAACCTATGAAGGTTCAAACAATCAATTATTAGATTGGAAAAGAAAATTTGTTGAAGTTAAGAATTTTAAGTTAACAAGACCTCAATCTGAGTATGTACAAAAATATCATCAAATAACTCCAAAGGTTGCAAGAAAATACATAAAAATTGTTTCAACTTTTGGTGAGAAAATACAAGAAGATAGATTATTACCAACGATACCTGAACAAATTTGGTGTGAAAAACTATTATGTGAATCTGATAAAGCATTTCATATATGGGGTAAAATTTTAGAGTCTGAACAAAATAGTGCAATGTGGTTACCTAAGGCTGCGGTAATGCAAGAAGAAAAAAAACTTAATCGAATTATAGATTATAGTAAGTATGATGTCAGACCACCAATGGAACATCAAAAAATTGCCATTGAGAAACTATTGGCTAACGATAAATTTATTTTAGCTGACGACATGGGTTTAGGTAAAACAACATCGGCAGTTATTGCATCAATGGAAAGTAAGGCAAGAAAGATACTTATAGTATGTCCCGCATCTTTAAAAATAAATTGGGAGAGGGAAATAAAAAACTATTCAGATAGAAAAGTTTTAATTGTCGAAGGACGTAAATGGGGTTCCACTTTTGATTTCTACATTATTAACTATGATATTATTAAGAATTACCACACCACTGACAAGAGTGAGGATAGCGACGATTATAAACTTTTGGTTAATGCCAATTTTGACTTGGCAATCGTAGACGAGGCTCACTACATTTCAAACGCAACTGCAAACAGAACCCGATTATTAAATGATGTTCTTGAAACCATACCAAAAGTTTGGTTATTAACAGGAACACCAATGACTTCAAGACCAATTAACTATTTTAACTTATTGAAAATTGTTGATTCACCCCTAACATTAAATTGGCAATCCTATGTTCGTCGTTACTGTAAAGGATATCAATTTAGAGTTGGTAATAGAAAAGTTTGGAACACAAGTGGTGCAAGTAACTTGGATGAACTTCGTGAAAGAACAAAACACGTTGTATTAAGAAGAATGAAGAATGATATTCTTGATTTACCTGAAAAAATTGTTACACCTGTTTTTGTAGAATTGAGTAGTAAGATGTACGATGAGGAATTAGAAGAGTTTACACGTATTAGTACCGATAAAAAAAATGACGAAACAATTACCGTTACGTTAAATCGATTAATGAAAATTCGTCAACTTATCGCTTATGAAAAAATTCCATATACTTGTGAATTAATTGACAAATTTGTTGAACAAGGTAAAAAGGTAATTGTGTTTACCAACTTCACAATGTCGTTGGATATGTTACATGACAAGTATAAAAAAATATCAGTAACTCTTGATGGTCGTATGAATAAAGATAAACGACAAGAAAACGTCGATAGATTTCAAACTGATGACAAGATAAAAGTTTTTATTGGTAATATTAAAGCTGCGGGTGTGGGAATTACCTTAACCGCAGCGGAAGTTGTTATTATGAATGACCTATCTTTTGTTCCTGCAGATCATGCTCAAGGTGAAGACCGTGCGTATAGATATGGTCAAAAAAATAGTGTATTAGTTTATTACCCCGTTTTTGAGAATACGGTTGAGAAAATTATCTATAATATATTACAGAAAAAGAAAGGGGTAATTGACCAAGTAATGGGTGACGGAGAATATTCCGAATCGTTCAGTAAGGATTTACTTAAACAACTCTTTTAATTCATTAATTTTATTGTCTAACAAATTTTCCATTTCCACATCTTCGTGGTCTATAAAATTTATTGTTATTTTTTTAGATTCATTGTTAAAATCTATTGAATTAATCTCATCTTCTTTTTTCAATATAAATTCAATGTCTTTTCTTCCACAAAGAACTAAAAGTTCATTTAATTTTTCAGGTATTGGCATATGTTGTATTTTATTATAAATTTCGTATTCTTTTTTAACGATAATAGTTTTACCGTCTTTATATAAATTAGGTGTATTTTCAAAAATAATTACCGAAGTAAATCTTTTCCAACCATCAGCATTGGCATATCCATAATAATTGGTACTATATTTTAAATTATTTTGTGATCCGTTAACATGAAACTCGTCTCCCATATTTTGAAAAGTTCCACTTTTTATTTGCATGGTCTTTAATTCACCATTTGGTAATCTAAATTTTAAATCAACACCATCCATATCTTCACCATCTCCAAAATCAAACGTATATTCAATATCCGTAATTTTACCAAACGCTTCAAATAAAGACATAATAATGGCAATAACCGTAATGTTACCACTATTCCACGATTTAGAACATTTAATTTTTAATTCTCTAAGATATTTTTCTGTTGTTTCTGTGGTGAAAATTAAATCAAAAAAATTATCAACAAACTTCCAAATTTGTTTCGCGTTATATTCATGATATTCTGGATTACCAAAATCAATAAACATACTTGGATTGTATTTCATCCCCCAATTATAAAAAGACAAACAACAGTTTGGGTGTGTGTTTATTCTATTAGTCCAAGACCATAAACCATTTTCATCAAAATGACCTTCTCTTTTTTTGGGGTCTTTTTCATTTATTTTCCATTTACCAATTAAATCATAATGTTTCTTAAAACAAGCTTGAGCCTCATTAAAATAATACGATTTCCAACCATCACGGCCATCAAATAGACCACTCATAAAGGAATAATCAATCTTTAAATTTTTAACAGTATTCATATTTCCATAATATAAACTATTTATTAGAATATATCAAATATGAGCACAATTATTTCAGAATCGGAAAAAGATAAACTTTACACTCAGGTGTTCCATTTATTAGGTATGCCCGTTCGTGGTATTGAATTAACCCAAGAACAAATGGACACATTTTTGGAGTTATCTCTATCTGAATATGAACAATATGTAAGTGATTGGTTAATAGAATCCCAATGGTCGGCATTGGCGGGTCTTGATTTAGACACCCAATCATTATCAAGAGCGTTTACCACAAGAAGTTTGGATTATGAGACTCAATATACCCATTCCTACTCTAAAATCGTAGGTTTACAGGCTGGTGGAGATAATGAACTTAAAAAAGATTTTATTGAATTAGTTAACGGTGAACAAGTATATGAAGTACCTGCCGGTCGTGAAATCAACGAATTATTATGGTTCACACGTGCAACTTTAACTGACACCATAGTTGACCCAATATCTGCGGGTTTTGGTGGATTAGGTGGAAATGGATTTGGTGGTATGGGTGGATTTGCTCAAGTGGGTTCAACAGGTTCATATCTAATGACACCAGGTTTTGATTTAATGCTTAGAATGGGTGATAGAAATATTAAGAATAGACTTATCGGAGGAGACTTAACTTATAAAATAACTGCAGGTCCTGAAGGTAAAAAATTAATACATTTATTTAATGTTCCTGGCGGTAGATTTGATTTTGGTTCTATAGCTAGAAAGAATTATTATGTTTGGTATTGGTACTATGATACCATGGATAGAGACACTTGTTTAAAGAAAAACAAAGACGTTATTAAATTACCGTCAGATGTAATGACCGAAGAATTAACATGGGATAGTTTAAATAAACCTTCTCAGAATTGGGTTAGAAAATATCTAATCGGTTATTCTAAAGAAGGTTTAGGTCGTATTTGGGGTAAATTCTCAGGAGATTTACAAGTTCCTGATAGTACAATTAAATTAGATTACACATCTTTAATTACAGAAGGTAAGGATGAAAAATCTAAATTAGTGGAAGAACTAATGGCACGACTTGAAAGACTTCGTCCCGACAAAATTCTTGAAAGAAAAGCTGGCGAAGCTGAGAACCTTAATAAGTCACTCAAGTTCAGAGCAATGCCAGCTCCAATCAATATTATCTAAACTTCAGTTACGTGTAGTATTAGGTCTCCATTATCATTACCGATAATTTCATCTTCATTACTCACAGTAGACCCCACTTGAGACGCAACAACTTCTCTATTATGATTTACCCAATATGGGTCGGCTAATTCTAAACTATTTTCCACATACATAAAGAATGGGTCACGTCCAACCTTATTCCAAAACACAACCTCACTATCTGATAAGGTCATAACTTCATCAAATTTATCTTGACCTGTTTCCTTTAATGGAAACCCATTTACCAATTCACACTGTGTCTTGGTAAAGTATTGTCTTTCCTCAGGATTTTCAACCAAAATGTCTTCTCGTATTGACGGATTAAAAACAACCAATAATGGCTCAACTCTTTTATTGAAATTATTTAAATAACGAGGAACATTATAATCACCTGTTAAATTTGGGTTATTTACAATTTCCTTTTCATCAATCATATAACAGTTAACCTCAATGAAATTTTCTGGCATTAGTTCACCGAATTTTGCCATATAATCTTCATTTTGTTTTTTGGTTGGTTTGGTAATTTTTTGTACATCACCTGAAGATTTTTTACTTCCATTATTAACATAATAAATTGTATCACCTAATCCTGCAGGATAGTCACTATTCATTATTAATTCCATATGTGCTTGACGTGACATTAAAGAACCAGATTTAGTAACTTTCATCACATGTTTTTTATAATCTTTAATAGATTGTTTAACACGTGCTTTATTTGCAATCTTTGCTAATGGAATTTCTTTATTATAAATTTTATTTACATACTCATAATATAATTCAACAAAAGATAAACCATCACCGTTTAATAAAAACTTTAAACCTTCATCTAAAAATTCAGTAACATATGTCTGCATCTTTTTAGATTTTATTGTATTACCTGTTAGTTTTATTTTCTCTTTACCTTTCTTTACTAACTTAATAATATAATTTTTACGTGAGATATTAATACAAGCCGGTGCAGTATAATCAATATCGAGACCCATTTCATTTCTCATGAAAATATCATTAAACTCTGCTGTGTCCGCTTCAATACCATGATATTCTTTACCCCCAATAACCAATTCATTTAATCCTTTTCCAATGTAAATGGTGTCCTTAGCGGTATCAGGTGTTTCAAAGTTCACACCATCCGTATCCATTACAAGAGGTTTATAACCTTTCTTCATAAAGAACATAATCATCATACGTAAACACTGACGACCGATACACGTAATGGTTTCACCTGAATCCATTTCACCCCAAGGAAATACGTGAGGTGCTGACAACGAACCAAAATAAGCATTGATAAAAATCTTAATTGGTAATTGTTTATGGTCGTACATTTCCGATTGTACAGGGTCAGTGTCTTTCAACTCACCGGCAAGATGTTTGTACTTAATACGAATGTTACGGAAATATTTTAACATTGATTTTTGTACACCCATAACATCACACTCGGGGAATATATCATAAACAAGTTGAATTGACGGATAAAGTGATGAGTAGTCAAACTTAACAATGTTCTTAGAGTAACCAACATTTAATAATCTTGATAGTCCACCAGTGAATGCACGTTTTTCATCTTTTGCAGGAATTGCCAATCCATTTTCATATGACCATGCTAACATTATAATTTTCCATAATGTCGCAGTACCCATTGTTGCAACTCTTTCATAAGTTGTTGGTACCAACTTAGAAATTAAAAAAGTAGATTGACTAAATGAATCATCAACAACCATAGTTTCAAACAAGTCATCGTCAAGATATTGTTCTACAATTTTTCTTCCTGGCCATATCTCAAACTTACCAGGAAATCTATCTAATAAATTTTCTGTACCGGGTTCTCCAATTTTCTTATAACCACCTGTCTTTGGGTTTACATAATAACTTTCATTATCCAAATAAATTTTTGATATCTGATTACCTTCAACGTACACACGATTCTCTTTCTCCTTCTCCAAATATTTGGTAATATATTTTAAACCCCAAGATTTAATTTCAGAATTAATCGCCTGTGCTCTACGAACTGAATGTGCAATATCAATAATATTAAATCCCCAAATTACATGTTGTGTGTAATCTTCTATTTCATTTGCAAGTTTTAAAACCCCCTTTTTTTCTTTCATCCCCGTACCCGTCAATATTTGTGTTAATGCATTTACGTCAACACCTAATATTTGTGCACGTTTTAATATAAACGGCCAGTCAAAGAATGCGGAGTTATATCCCGCAACAATCGTTGGTTTTAAATCACTAATATATTTGAAAAATCTTTCAATACATTTTTTTTCTCCATCTTCACCAAATGCACTAATTGTTTCATTTAAACCACGATTATCTTTAACCCCAATCAAAATGATATGACAAGTTTCGGGGTCAAGACCTGTGGTCTCAATATCAAACACAAATCGATTAACACCACCGTAATCATCAATTCCTTTAAATAATCTTTTTTTTGTTTGAACAAGATATTGTTCAACGGGTGATAGTATTGTAAAATGTTTTCTAACATCCTCACCCCAAGGGTCAAGT